ATAGCCAAGTGACCAATAGCAACATTTCCTTGACTGTCATCTGCTCCTAATAATGCTTGATAGCCAACTGCTGTATTATTAGAACCTGTAGTTAAGGCTTTACCTGCTTGAAACCCTATAACAGTTACTCCAGCTCCTTGAGTAATTGCGGCTCCAGACTCATATCCTACACAAACTGCTCCGTTAGCGGTGGCTTCCATAGCACCTTTACCAGCTTGAGAACCTATAATAACTGTTTGGTCAACTAAACTTGAACCACCAAGAGCATCAGTTCCGATTGCTGTATTATGTGTTTCATCAACTAAAGAATCGCCAGCATCTCTTCCAATAAGAACGTTGAAATTTCCTGTGGTTAAAGCGATTCCAGAATCTTTGCCTATTAGAACATTTGCTTCGGCTGACCCTTGTATATCTCTACCAGCGTTTGCACCTAAAGCAATGTTATCAGCACCAGTCAAAGCAGTAGAAACATTACCACCTAATGAATTATAACCAAGGGCAGTATTTGAATTGCCTGTTGTGACATTTTTACCTGCTTTATATCCTACAACAGTTGAACCAGAGCCAGAAGTAAGACTTTGTAATGCTTGATAACCAATCCCAATTATACCATTTACAGTAATATTATCACCTTGACCAGCGTGATAGCCAATTAAGATACTTTCATCTGTCGCTGTTGTAGTTGCACCAGCTCCAGAACCAATAAGCACATTCTCGTGCCCAGTAGTCATAGCAAGACCTGCATTACCGCCTATTGCGACATTTTCAATACCAGTACCGTTTGCCGCCGCTAAAGCTTTGTAGCCTATTCCAACATTATAACCATCTCCAGAATTGTCTGTAGCATTTAATGCTTGGTATCCCACAGCAACATTTCTATTTCCTACATTGCTTACTAAGGCTCCAGAACCAACTGCTACGTTGTAATCTCCAGCATTTGCAAAGTTAGCCGAATATCCTAAAGCTACGTTATGTGTTCCATCAGTACAATTTTTTAATGTATCAGCACCTAAAGCGGTATTTTGACTGCCAGTATTTATATTATTACCACTTCTATATCCCACCATCGCGTTAGCAGTTCCACTTGTAAGAGGAGCTAAAGCCTTAAATCCAATACCTGTATTTGAATCTGCACCACTTAGCATTGTGCCAGTACCAGCTACTTGGTGACCAATAAAAGTATTTTCTACTCCACCAGTAGCTATATTTAATCCAGCTTGATAGCCAAATAAAGTTGTACCTACTGCTCCACTTCCATCATTATTACTTAGTGATATTTTTGAGTTAGCATCTAATTCAAAATTTTTAGTAGGGGTACCAGATGATGATGTGTAAAAACACAATACACCATCAGATGCTCCAGTACCAGTTTTAGTTTCAAGATATACTAAATCATCTTGGCTACCAGCTCTATTACCCATATAAAGCCTAGCCACAGCAGTATCTCCACTATCAGTATGTCCTATAATTTCTACAGAGCCTATGTCTTCTGAATTACCACCAAGAACAGTTAATGCTTTTGCAGTAGAGTTATAGTTGGGCGCTGATGTTCCTATGCCAACATCACCAGTAGAGTCAATTCTCATAACTTCAGAAGCATCAGCACCTGTGCTAGTGCTACTAGATGTCCAAAATGTTAAACCAGTTGGGTCTGCATCGCCCCCATCTTGAAATGCAACAATAGCGGCTTTTTTATTGTCACCACCAGAAGCTCTTGAAAATCCTATTGATGCTCCATAAGCACCATCACCAGCAGAGGCTCCGAGACTGTTTAAATATATATTATCCGTCGTATTACTGCTTGCGGAAAAATTTGTACCTTGTACTATTTTTAACATACCATCAGATGTAAGCCTCATTCTTTCTAAAACACTACCATTATTAGCAGTATAAAATTTCATAGCTCCATAATTATCTCCACTATCTCTTACTGTAGAAATTTTTCCTATAGTAGTTTCTGATGTAGCATCGTCTTGCCAAGTCCAATCTAGAGATACACCAGAATCATCACCAGCCCCTGTGCTATCATCATATTTTAATCTCATAGCTGTATATTCTTGATTGTCTAAACTACCAGAAATACTTACATCTAAAGTTCCATTTATTATTTCATCGTAATTACCAAGACCATCACCATTAACAGTTAAATCTCCATCTATAGTAACATCGCCAGAGATTGTACCTCCAGACTTAAGACCATTTTCTGAACTAATAAAATTAGTAATCATTTTAAACCTCCACTACTCTAACAGCACAGGCAGAGCCTTTGCCTAAATGATTAAAATATATTGTTGATCCTAACCCTTGAGGAACTGTCATAAAAATTAATGTTTCTGCAGGTATAACTAAATCATTAGATGTACTACAATCTGTTTGAGAGCTAGAAAAATTGAAATATATTTCGCCAGCAGCGTAGATACCTATTTGGCCAGACTTTGAAACATCTAAATGTATAGTGTCTGTTGTTGCTGTTCCTCCATGAGTTGCTGCCGCATTGACTGTCCATTCACCACCAAACCCTGCTGAGTTAAGTGATTCTTGTACTGATAAGTGTTGTTTTTTTGCCATGTTATCCTCCTGCTCTAAGGATTGACGATCCGTGAATGAGCTTGTTTGTTAATTATGTTAAATATTTTTGTAACTCTTTTTCATATGTAGCTTCTAATGCTTGAGACTGTGCTAAATGTCCTTGTGTTAACTCTACGTCTTCATCATTAATTGCTGTTGAAATCTTTCGTTTTAAACACCTAGATGCCGCTCCGAGCACCATTAATCTTTCTGCATCTACTGGAAAAAACTTTGTAGCTGTTGAATCGTGTGCAATTTCAGTACTTCCATCTGTAGTTGGTTTTACTGGTACTGAAATAAGATTGCCAGTAGTTAATGATGCATCTGCTAATACGTATAACTTTTCTCCTTTGATATAATATACAGGATCATTGCTTGTTGCATAATAAATAGAAGAAGTATCTTCTGCTCTTGCAACGTGATTTACTACTATTCTATTAGCTTTAATATTTGATTTATGCACATCTAATATAATTTTTTCACTAATATCTAAACCAGTAGACGGAATATCAGACTCTTGTGAGTTATTAATTAATTTAGGCAAAGGAGTTTTGCTTAATATTTCTGAACCTACAGCTAGTAATGAATCAGTTATAAGCTGATCATCTCCAACATTACCTATTAAATCTTCTACTTGTACTTTAAATGATGCCATTATGATATTACTCTTTCGGTCATGCTACCAGATGATAAAGTTCTTTCAGTCATAGTAACAGTATGTGGTGTATAATAATTTCCATAAACTTTTACAAATTCACCTAAATTACCAGCTCCTTCCCAAGAAGAAACTCTAAGAAAATTTTCATCTGAAAAACTTACTCCAATATATGTTAGTTTTTGTAATGTTCCTAATGTATCTACAGCATATAATGTTCCAGAGGTATCAAAATTAACAACAGCTTCAACTTCTATAGTAATTGAACCATTGTTAGTAGTACCAGTTGTTTGATCACTTGATGAATTAGGTAAATAGTTTATTTCTTTATAATCTGCCATTAGAAATCGTATCCTTTAATATGAAAGCCAGAACCATCACGACCTTTATTAGCATAACGTAAGCCTTCTCTAACACACATATCAAACTCTCTTTTAAAATATTGAGCAGCTTGAAGTGTTTCTGGCCGTAGCTCATAGCCTTTAGCTATTGCATATTGTGCTAAACCTTCATGAAACTCTTCTGGTATAGCAGGTGACTCTGTAAGTGTTATGCCAGAACCAGATGCTACAAAATCTTCATCTAATTTTACAGCATGTACATTGATTTGCTTTACTTCTGTAGGAGATACATAGCTAGTTGTAGTATCTTCTGTAGAAGTTTTTACAATAGCTATTGCATCTCTTTCAATAAAATATGCGTGATTAACTGCGTTTTCTCTTTCTTTAGGCATTATATATCCGTATCAATTTTTTCAGGTTGCCCTACTAATCTTGGTATTCTATAATTATCATAGTCTACCCTTGTTACTTCTAGTATGTTACTATCTAAAGGATAATAACGTTTATCAATTGTTGTATTAAATGTATACAACGTTTTTAAAATTCTTGTTCTACGACAAAACTCATCCAATGCTTTATTAAGAAATATTCTTATTTGTGCATCTTGTAAGTCTGGATGATGTTGTTTTACCGTTTCTATTAATTGTTTTTGTGTCATATGTTATTTAGGTAGGGGAGCAATAAAGCTCCCCCAACCTGTTTTGTTTATTAACCTGAGCTTGATGCTGCGTTATCAGCAACTGCATACATAGTTACGTAATAGTTAGTACCATCACAGATAATATCTGCTCTTTCACCTACTACAGCATTACTAGCTACAAAAGTAACTTTGTCTGCCGCATCTATTACAACATTAGTATCTCCACACTCTACTCCAAACATCACATCAGCAGTTCCACCAATAATATCAAAATCATTAGATCCTGCTGTGCCTAGTATAAAAGTACCTTCCCATCCTTTTGCATCGCCTACCTCTGGTAGTGTAATGTCATAAGCTCCTGCTTGAGAGCAGATAAAAACTTTACCGCTATCTGCAGGTGCTAATGTTTGAGAAGAAGCAAGTGCTTTAATACCGCCACTTGTACCACCTAGATAAGGTCTAGCCATAATAAGCCTCCTTACGCTGTGATTTTAAACAGATGATGACTTTCAATTAACTGTATACCAACACCTTCATCAGACATGTATTGATCCTTAACACCATCAAAAGCATTATCTGTTTTGATGTTTGTCTGATACATAGATGGGCGATACATTGCATGAAATAGATTTTCCTCAGAAACAACTACCATGTACTTGTTATAAGGCCCACGTAGTGCTGGAGTTGGAATCAACTGCAACATTCCATGAGGTGTTTCAAGTAACCTATAGTTAAATCCAAGACCATCACGTTTCATATCTCCAAGGTTAACTGTCCAACCTGAGTTGCCAGCTAATCCTGATGCACCTGCCATTTTTGACCAATATCCTAAAGCACCAGCTCCAACAAAAGCACGCTTTACACCTACTTCTGGTATATACTGAAATACTTTTTCTGTATCATCAACAAAATTGCCATAAGCATAACTTGAATCAACAGTAAAGATATTTTGATCATCATCGCTTGATGAAGATATTCCATAGTTTTCTAATGCAGAAATAATTCCATAAGTTGAACGTATTAGATTGCCATCTGCATCAGTACGGCCACCATCAGCAAAAGAATCAGAAGTAGAACCATCATAAATATCTAATCCAGTTCCACCTACTCTCTTACCAAATAAGAAAGCTTTTTCTTTTTGCATCTTGTGTTCTTGAGCTTTCATTCTACGAAGCCTAGCTAACTCAGATGATTCACCTCTAAGAACTGCAGCCTCAAGGGTTCCAGTTACTTGTAATGGTGTTTTAAATATCTGAGTTGAGTTCCACACAACGCCCAGTTCATCTGACCATGCATCTGGAGCTGAACTTCCTTCACCATGTGCATTACCAACAACAATAAAAAAATCATTATCAGCAACGTCTATTGCGGCATCACCCATAACTTTAAATTTTACTGTGTTTGAATCAACAACAGAAGAAATAATTGCATTACCTCTTTTGGTTGATTTTGTAGAATCCCATACCTCACAAACAAGTCCAACATAAGAACTATCTGCAGAAGAAGATAATCCTTTAATGTTGTCTATGTCCATATTATCTGATTCAGCATCAGCTGCACTTCTGCTTGCAACATCTGTTGCAGACTGAAACTCTTGTTTTACCCAAGGATTACGATGTTCAAACATCTTAAAAGTTGGGTCTGGTACATCACGTTGTTCTATATTACTAATTAAAGTAGTAAAAGGGGCAACGTCTGTCCATAGCTCCTTAGTGACCTGCGGATCTACGTAAAAATTCCGTCTATCCGTATAAAGTACACCAGAAGCTTTTAGTAGCTTTTCTGTAGCTGCCATTTGTAACTCCTATTATTCTAGTTTACTTTACGACTTACCTGCCCAGTAAAGCATCACTAAAAAGTTGTTCATCTGTTCTAGGCTGTTCTGCCTGACCAGTTTGAACTGCAGTTGTTTTAGGCACATTTAAACGATTTGCCTGATTCTGCATCTCTTCTGTTTTTTGCTTAACTACTGGATTAGGGTTCGTCCTTAATTCAAACAACTTGGCTAAATTATCTAATGTAAGATTTTCAGGACTCTGCGACCACCGTACAAACTCCATAGCTTTATTCTGATCCCATCCGAAGTTATTTACAGCATGGCTCATAGCCTGTTGCTGTACCATCTGTGCTTGTTGCTGTTGCATTTGAGCTTGATATTGTTTTTGCAGTTCCTGTTCACGTACTTGGTCTTTTTCTTTTAGAAAATCCATGTACTTATCTCTATAGGCTTCTTTAGCCACTCGATACTTAAACGATTCACTTTGTGGATCATTATAAGCATCAACCTCATTGTATGAATGTGGTCTTTCAGGTGCTGATGGCTCCTTCAATGAAGACTCTTGCAATCCTTGTTCAGGGTATGCTTGAGGTTGTCCATTGGAGGCAGAGCTTTGCATTTCAGGATTTTGCCCATTACGATAATAGTCTAATTCCTGTCTCAATGCATTTAGCTCTCCCTTGGCTTTGTCAGCTTGTGATTGCCAATATTCAAAACGAGTTGAGTCGTCTCTAGGGGAGACTTCTTGTGTTTCTTGCGTAATTGACTCAGACACACCACTATCTTGTGGTATCTCCCCATTAGGTATTGCAGGTTGCTCTATATTAAGCATTGCATCCTCTTTTGGTGCCTGATCAGCATTACGTGTTTCTATGATATTCTCCATTACTTTTCCTTTGCGATTTGGTTATTTCCAGCAACCGCTTTCTTCAATTCTTATCTAAAATCCTCTGGCATCATTCGATTACTACTAGGTAAATCTTTCATAAATGGATTTAATTTATCTTGCATAACTATTAGTTTATATCTAGGTTGCCCTTTAGCAACACCTTCGTTATTTGTTGGTGCAAAACCAAATGTAGCGTTTCTACTCATTAATTCTTCTTTATTTTTTTTAAGTTCTTCAAGAGAGGCTTCTATGTATTTAAACTCATCATTAGTCATTTCACCATTTTCATAAAGTTTATAAGCTCTTGTTAGTTCTTGCTGAATTTGATCATCAAATGAATCATTATCTTTAAGCATTTGGCTTGCAATACCACCACCTATAGCACCTGTTAATCCTGCAGCTCCAACATACTCTGGATTATTTCTTAATAAATCCATACCTCTATCTCTAGCAATTGATCCATAGTTTCTTCCAGCTTGCCCTAAGTTTCTTCCAGCTTGTATTGCCTGTTGTAATATTCTACTATGCATAATTATTCATCTAACATTAGCATCTCTTCATTCATTTCTCTAGTAGGATTAGGCTCACTAAACTCCTGTATATCCTGTTTAGCCATCTTTAGCTCATCTGCCAAACGGTTCTTATAAAGTTGGGATGCCATTTCAACTTTAGCTTCTGCCTTTGCCAGTTTCTTTTCAAATTCTTTTACTTCTACACGTTTGCGATCATGTAAAGACTCTCTTTGTGCAGTCTGCAGATCGCCACGTAGTTTCTTTATTTCATCTTGCTGTTGTTTCATTTGTGCTTGCATCTTCTGCATTTGACCTGCACGCTCTAGCACTCCTTCCATGTCTGCCACATCTGTCTGTTTTAGTACTTCTAACTGATCTATTAAACCTGCTTGATAAAGTTGCATGTAGTATTCAAATCGTGCAAATCTATTAGATGGTAACGTAGATCCTGATAAAACAACAACATCGTATTTACCAACCGTTATATCGTTAATCTTTCCTATTTCATTACCAACTCTATCGTACATTGGACTATTAATAGGTATTTCAATAGGTCTATTGTTAGGTTGCATCAACCTCATAACCTTTTGACCTGTGTATACATACTGCACTAAACCTACTACTACTTTTGCCAGTTGGTTAATACACTCTTCTACATCATCCCTTTTAGATTTAATTCTTCTTTGACCAAACTCATCTAATGCTACCGTGCCTTTGAATGTTTGTGGTGCGGCCGATCTATCTCCTTGCATCAATGCATAGATACCAAGAATACGCTCTATGTCTGCCTTTGCATCTGCTTCGTTCTTATACAATTCATTAGGAAGTGGTACAGGGCCAGCTACGATAGGTTGTCCTAGTTCTGGATCGAACTCTATAACTGCTGTACCAGCCTTACCCCACTCTGCTTCTAGATGTGCTTTATCCATACTACCACGTGGTATTAATAACTTTACGTTTGTAGAACTACTAGCATGTGCTACAATAAGACTACGTATTTTATTTATATACTCCTGTAATCCTTTTACAAGTCTAACATCAGACAATGGAAATGGATTGCGATTAAAACCATTCATAAATGGAACAATTGGATATTCTTCTATTGGCAAAATAACATTAAATAACTCTGTATCACCTGCACTAACAATTTGTTTTATCTGTGTTAGCTCTACTTCATTAACCATAATACCATTATCTTCTATAAGTGTTTCTTTTGTTAAGATGTCTATAGTAGAAGTACTATTAGGTACAGAACCTTCGTGTTCTTCTCCAGCCATAGGAATAGGTTGCCCTGTCATTTGATCTAGCATTAAATGGTATGTAGAACCTATTTTTTTTGCAATATCCATATAGGTTCTTACGTTTGCTTTATCTGTAAATACTTTTTGTCCTTCTGCGTTAGTCAATACAACAATAGGTTCTTTCTTGTATTCTTCATACTGTGCTACATCTAGTACTCGTTGATCATCGCTTAACGGATCATATATCTTATAGTATAAACTTTTTACTTTAGTGTAGCGTTCAAATACTTCTAATTCTCTTTCTCCTGTTATTTGACTACCAGTTAATCTTCTTTTGTTGGTTACATCTTCATTGCGTAAACCATGCCTTGATTCAGACGTAGTATTAATATAACTAGTTTCTGCTGTATCTCGTATTTGATCTGCAAATTCTGGATAGTGCTCTATTAATGCAGTCTCTGAAATAATCTTACCTATGATTATGTGAGCCGCATCTCTGCAGAAAGGGTCTTTTGACGAAGGGTCTATAAATAATTCCAATGGATCTATGGATTTGAGCTTAACCTCACCTGACCCTAGATCAGCATCTGGGTCTATATAAGCCATCATTGCACCCATTCCCTTAACGTAGTAGTCATCGATAGCCTGCTTCAACTCCACATTTCCATTGGAATGATCCCATATGTAGGCCATAATATCAGAAAACATCCTGCCTACTTTAGCATCAGATGTTTCCCTTGCTGTGGATTGAAATTTAGGAGAGTTAGCAGTAAGCATAGCTTTTGCCTGCTCTACTGCAGAATACACCACATTTACAACTAATGGCTCTTGAGCACGTTTACGTAGTGCTTGAACCTGATCATCTGTCCATTGTTTGCCGTTTCGGAACTCATTATCCTCTACAGCTTGCTTTGCCCAGTTCTGCCTAGCAGAAGAGTAATCAGACAGTAGATCTTGTGTTAGTTGTACTTCTTCAGTTTTTACTAAATTACTATGCATGTGGAAAGGGGCATTTTTATCTTAAACTAATACTTTAAGTAAAAGTTCCAAAACTATGCCACTTTCCAACTTATATCATCAACGTAAGATTCGTCAACTACTTTTTTGTTTTTTATTTCAACTTCTTTATGAGCAGGAGGGAAACACTTTTTAGTAGCATAAAACAATCCATCCAGAAGATCATCATGTTTACCACGTGGATACAATAATAGTTCATTTTTTAACTCTTCCATGTTTTCTTGTAAAAACACTTTCTTTTGAGCAAAATACGGTTGCATTGTTTCTAGTCTTGATGATTTGCTTGTTCTAGGGTTTTCTTTTATTTCTAGACCTGATATAAAAATACCTTCTTCACTACATCGTTGTTTTAAATATTCTCGTAGCATTTCTTGATAACCTACGCTTTCTACTCTAACCTTAACAGGTTTGAATAATTTAAAATACTCTATGATGCTTTCAGCAAGTTGCATGGGAGTTGCCCTATTACGGTAATACTGGAGAATATACCTGTTGTTGTTTTCGTCTACCGCTATGGGCATAATTACAGAGTAATCTGCTGTCTTGCGGACTGAAGAAGCAGGGTCAACCCCCATAAATACGTTAACTGGCATTTTTTTATCTTTTGTTACTAAGTAATGCCTACCAAAATCATCTATCTCTAATGTATAGTCATGATATTGAATATAGTCTAGCTGAAATAATTGATCTTCATCGCCTATAATCTGACACATGTATTCTCGATAGAATACACTACTACGACCTATAGACTCTAACTCTTCTTTTTTTTGTTTTAATTTTTTTATAGGCTGCCATTCTTCCCATAGTGCTACATTGTTTTTTAGATCTGGACTAAAATGCATATTTTTCCAGCCTTTCATATCTTTTAGTATCTCTACCATACATCGTTGATGCTGTGGAGTACCAATAACAATGATCTTTCCTTTTTTAGGATCTAAAGACGGCACAGCACTCTGCAGTAACCATCGAAGATTCTGCTCCATAGCTTCTGCTGTTTTGGTATTGTTCTCATCTTCTGGATCATCTACGATAATTAGAGTTGGTCTTTGACTTCCTACCTTTATACCACGTAACTGTTGGCCTGTACCTTTGCATATAATAACAGTACCGTCTTTTAATTCTACCTCACTCTTCGCCCATTGCCTTGCATTGTGCTGACCCCAGTAACCATAAATTTGTCGGAAAGTATTGCTGTACTCCAAGGTATCCTTTATGGTTCCAAGTAATTTAATAGCATGGTCTTGCGTACGTGAGACCAGCACAATAAGCTTTGCTCCACTATGATTCATAATGTGAAAAAGGGGATAAACACCGCCAACTATAGAAGACTTGGCATGACCACGTGGAGCAATAATATTTATTTGTTTATTGCTGTTATCAACGATAGCATCTGCTATTTGATAATGAAAATCAGGGGAAGATACGGAAAACATGTTTGGCATGATTACTTTACCAAACATAATCATATTATTCTTTAATTTGTCTTTTATATATTTTACGTTATCCTGCATGTGTGTACGTACATGTTGTCCATATGTCCATTTGCTAGTTTAATTCAGTAGAAAATACGTCATAAGTGTATCCCAGACTTTCTATCTCTTTTAAAGCATCTAATGCGTACGTGTTCATCCATTCTATATTCGTGTCTTTCAAGACTGCTAGCACGTGTAAAGCTCTGATAGCGGTATCTAATTGTTGTGTTTTTAGATGATCGTCTGTTACTCCTTGATATTCTAGCTCTGTGTTATGTTCTTGCTTCATTTTCTTCGCTTTTCCTTTGCAATGTTAGCCTTCTATCTTCTTTAGCAATCGTATCTGCAATCTGTTTAGTCATATCTACCTGTATTGTGTCGGTTATCATCTTTTTATTAGGTTTCATCTCTAATAGATCCATTAGATAGTCATTTGCTTTTAGAAAATTGTTTACATCGCCTTTTTCTTCTGCCATTTTTAATGCAATAACAATGTTATCTACTGCAAACTCTTTGGAAATACTCTTTTTTGCTAGTATTTCTTTTAATTTTTCTTCTACCATGCGTTTAGCTACTTTTTGTTTAAGGAATCTGCGTACCGTTGCAACTGGCTTTTCCTGATCAGGTCTATATATCTTACTAAGAGTGTCATAGTCCACCTTTCCATCGCTAATGAGCATTTGTGCATAAGCGGTAATAGTATCTTTAGAACGTTTTTTTCCAGCTTCTTCCGTAGTCCACTTTCTAGCAGGGTTTGTTTTACTATATACACCATGTTCGTGATTCTTTAGAAAGTCTATCCTTCCAAATGGAGTGACCCAGCCAACTCCACAGGTAAGTTTAACAAATGTTTTAAGAGTTCCGTTTTTATCCGTATAGTTATTTCTAGCATAGCAGAGAGCGACATAGTTATCGTCTGTGCATCCATATTGGCTAATTTCTGCATCTTTCCAATGTACAAAATCCAATTTTTTATCCAAAGCTTCTTGTTTTGTATAGATGTTGTAATGTTTCTTTTTTCCATTAATTTTTCTCTGTATTCTAATCATTACTAATTAGTAATCTATTACTAATTAGTAATGCATTACTAATTAGTAATTGGATAACTTTATATAGTTAACTATACTATACTACTTAATCCCTACTCTCATGATTTTCATCGTAACCTAGTTTTTGAGCTATAATTTTAGTTATAATTTGGTATTCAGCTTCCATTTCTTCCTGTGTAGCTGCCATTTTAGTCTTAAAATGCTCAAATTCTTCATCTGTCATGGTTCTTTTTTCCCATTTACCAGTACGAGTATTGAATATTTCGTATTTTCTTTTTAATCGATCTTCCATTTAAGTAATGCTTTAAGTTAATATGTCTATCTAACACTTACAATGCAATTTAGTTCCAAGTACTCATTAAAAAATACACCTAGAATGGGAGTGAGAGACACATGTTGACCGTACCCACCCTGTTGACAGGTTGTATAGGGGTTGAAATGTTGAGTTCAAATCATCTAGTTACGTTGTGTGCTTACGCACCCAGTACTATCCATTACTTCACACCCCTTTACAATACGGTACTATATATAAATCCCTACACTACTTTGATGTACTAATGTCTCCTTTATCTATGGCATGGTGCCTAATTACTAATCAATGTAGGAGTAAATTATGTTAGAAAAACTTAAAGAATCTGCAAAGATCGCAGGCTGGTTAACGCTTGGTGTAACAGCCATAGCAGTTGAGAAAACAGTTGATGGAGTCAAGGCCATCAAAGAGGA